TGAAAGGATGTGTTGCAAGTGGGCAGTGAAAAACGGTTTGAAACCAAAGTCAAAAGATGGCTTGAATCAGAAGGTATTTATTCGGCAGGAACACCACAAGACAAGAAAAAAGTTCCTGAATGCGGTTGGTACTTAAAAACATGGGGCGGTGGTTATCAGAAAAGCGGTATTCCTGACCTGCTGCTTTGTGTGAATGGAATCTTCATCAGTGCCGAATTGAAAGGCGATACAGGAACACCATCCGATTTACAGATTAAAAATACAGCAGCAATAAATAGTTCAAATGGAATTGGTGTTGTGCTGTATCCAAAAGGATTTGAAGAATTCCAAAACATAGTGAAAGGGGTGAAAAGATGCAATGTTCACACAGCAGAATTGAATGCTTTGAAAAATGCCCATTTAAGTACAAGCTGCGTTATTGTGACCGAATATTAACCTTACCACCTGATAATGCCGACAACCCACTGATTGTTGGTACAGCGTTACATACAGGATTGGAAAAAGGGGTTGCAAAGGCACTGGATGAATACTTCATGTCATATCCAGTGATTACAGATGACCACATCAACGAAGCAATAAAGCTTGAAAACTTAATACCAAGGGCAGCAAAGCTGATTCCTAAAGGAAAATTTGAAGTTAAGATTTCAACGGAAGATTTCATTGGATACATTGACCTTCTTGCACCAGTGACAATGTTCCATGATTCGGAAGTTCCAAATCAATATGACATCTATGACTTCAAATATTCCAACAACATCAGCACTTACAAACAGTCAGACCAGTTGCATGTTTACAAATATTTCTTTGAAAAATGCAACCCTGGCAAATACATCAGGAATCTTTACTTCTTATTTATTCCAAAGGTCAACATCAAAAAGAAAAAAACAGAAGATTTGACAGAGTTCAGAAGAAGGATTCTTGATGAACTAAAAGCGGTTGAACCTGAATTGGTTCAAATCGAATATGACCCAAACAAGGTCATTAACTTCTTGCTGAACACAAAACACAGCCTTGAAGCAACAGAGTTCAATAAGAATGAAAGTTACTTATGTAACTATTGTGAATATCAAGACTATTGTCAGAAAGGACGGGATTATATGTTATTACCCAAGAATGAAAGAAGAAACATTCAGAAGATTGAAAAGAAAGTTATTTGGATTTATGGTGCACCTTTCAGCGGTAAAACCACATTTGCAAACAAGTTCCCTGACCCATTGATGCTGAACACTGATGGAAACATCAAGTTTGTTGATGCACCTTACATTGCAATCAAGGACAAGGTTGAACCCAATGGTAGAATGTCACCAAAAAGAACCTTTGCCTGGGATGTGTTCAAGGAAGTCATTGAAGAACTGGAAAAGAAAGAAAATGATTTCAAGACCATCATTGTTGACCTGCTTGAAGATTGTTATGAACATTGCAGACTTTATATGTATGACCAAATGGGTATTACCCATGAATCAGATGACAGCTTCAGGGCATGGGATAAAGTTCAGACTGAATTTCTGTCAACTTTAAAAAGACTGATGAACCTGGACTATGAAAACATCATTTTGATTTCCCATGAAGATACATCCAAGGATATTACCAAAAAAGGCGGTGACAAAATCACTGCAATCAAGCCGAATCTGCGTGAAAAGGTTGCAAACAAAGTTGCAGGTATGGTTGATATCGTGGCAAGGGTCATTGCTGATGATAATGTCAGAACCCTTTCTTTCAAGACCAATGAAGTAATCTTTGGCGGTGGCAGATTGGTTGTCAGCACAAATGAAATTCCGCTTGATTATGAAGCTTTCCTGGAAGTCTATGATGAAGCAAACAAAAATGCAGTTGCAGTAATGCATGGTGAAGAACCTATTGCATCCACTTCTACTTCTAAGGAAAAGACATCTGAATCTGAACCCGAAGTACCAAAAGAAGAAACCAATGAAACTGATGTCAAAGAAGAACCTGCTACTTCTGAACCCGAAAAAGCGGATGAACCCAAAGAAGAACCAAAGGAAGAACAGAAGCCTGTTACAAGAACCAGGAAAAGAAGGGATGAATAAATTGAAAATTTCAATGGGTTTTGATTCATTCAAAGCAATCATGAAAGCTTGCAAACCTTTTATAAGCAAAGATAATGCAAGACCTATACTTCAAACAATTAAACTCAATTGTTCAGATGGATATTGCATTGCAAGTGCATGCGATGGATTTAAGCTGATAAATTTTAAAGTTCCTTGCAGTGCAGATAATGGGGTCTTGTGCATTCCGATTATTAAAACACCAACAAAAGGAACGCAAGTAATCATTACAGACAATGAAAAGGAAATCACTTTTGATTTTATCACAGAAAAGCAAGTTGTTAGGAAAATCGAAGGTGAAGCTTTCAAAACAGAAGGTTTCATAACTAATGATGAACCGACGATAAGAATCGGCTTCAATCCAAAGCTGTTAAAAGATGCTTTGGATGGATTCACTGATGAAAAAATTGTCAAAATTGATGTAATTGATGAAAGAAAAGGTTTCATTTTAAGAGGAACAAACAAGGAAGCATTGGTTCTTCCTGTTTATTTAAGAAAATAACAAGAAAGGTTAAGGTGATTTATTATGGCACAAAACATTTGGGAAAAGTTTGATAAGCAATACAACACAGAGGAATTGGCAAGAGAAGTTCAGGAACAGGCACAGAATGGCGGTAACTTTACCCCTGTTCCCTATGGCAGCTATGAAGTATCAGTGACCAAGATGGAACTGACTGAATCCAAAGCACATGACCCCATGGTTACAATTTGGTTCAAAGTTCTGAACGGTGAACATAAAGGCAGCTTGATTTTCTACAACCAGGTAATCACACAAGCTTTCTGCATCCACAAGGTCAATGAATTGCTGCGTTCCATGGATACAGGTCTTGACATTGAATTCAAGTCATACAGGCAGTATGCACAGCTTCTGATGGATGTTCATGAAGCAATTGATGGGAAGCTTGAATTCGGTCTTGAATACGGTGAAGGCAAGAAAGGCTTTGCAACCTTTGAAATCACTGATGTGTTTGAAGTTGAATAATTAAGCAAGGGTGTGTGGGTGCTTAAATTTTTATAAGCACCCACTGCCCCACACTTCCCCATTATTAGTATGACCAAGATTTAATAAACCTATACCGAAAGGATGTGAAGAAATGCTGTTTTATGACTTTGAAGTGTTCAGTCATGATTGGTTAGTGGTTATTTTGGATGTCACAAACAAGAAAGAACATGTAATCATCAATGACCCTGATGCACTTGAAAGGATATACAAAGAAAACATGCATGACATTTGGGTTGGCTTCAACTCAAGGCATTATGACCAATACATCCTGAAAGGTATCCTTTGCGGATTTGACCCGAAGAAAATCAGCGATTACATCATTGTAAAAGGGAATCCTGGTTGGAAGTTTTCTTCCTTACTGAACAAAGTTCCACTGATAAATTATGATGTGATGCTTGGTACAGATAGAGGTCTGAAATCTTTTGAAGGGTTCATGGGTAACAACATCAAGGAAAGTTCAGTTCCTTTTGATATAGATAGAAAACTGACACAGGAAGAACTTGATGAAACAGTTAAGTATTGCAGACATGATGTAGAACAGACCATTGAAGTGTTCTTGAAAAGAAGCGAAGAATTTGATGCTACCAGGGAACTTATAAAAATATTCAATCTTCCCATTACTTCATACAGCAAGACCAAAGCACAACTTGTGTGTGAAATATGCGGTGGTATGGGCAAAAAGTTTGATGACAATGAATTTGACTTCCCAATTGTTCCATGTGTACAAGAACATTTGAAAAAATACAGATATGTGCTTGACTGGTACAAGAACCCTGAAAATCATGATTACAGCAAAAGCCTTAAAACAATGGTTGCAGGTGTTCCCCATACCTTTGCCTGGGGTGGTATCCATGGGGCAAAAAAACAGAATACTGAATCAGGTGTGCTGCTCAACATGGATGTTACTGCTTACTACCCTTCTATTCAGATTCAATATAAATTCGGTTACAGAAACATGTCAAAGCCTGAAAACTTTGAATTGATTCACAGGGAAAACTTGCGATACAAAGCAGAAGGAAACAAAAAAGCAAGGTTACCTTTTAAGATTGCAGATAACAGCATGAGTGGTCAGCTTAAAGATAAGAACAGCAAATTGTATGACCCTATGATGAACAATGCTGTTTGCGTGAATGGTCAGCTTATGCTGCTGCTTTTAATTGAAATGATTGAACCACATGCACAGCTTGTTCAAAGCAATACAGATGGTCTTTTGGTGAAGCTGAAAACTATTGATGACTTTGACCTGATGGATGACATTGTTTATGAATGGGAATGCCTGACTGGAATGAAGATGGAATTTGAACTATTCAACAAGGTGTTCCAAAAGGATGTGAACAATTACATCTTAATTGGTGATGATGGAAAAATCAAGTCCAAAGGTGGTTATGTAAAAAAGCTTTCTGACCTGGACTATGACCTTCCAATTGTCAATAAAGCACTTATCAATTACATGGTACATGGGATATCGGTTGAAGATACAATCCTTACATGTGATGACCTGAAAGAATTTCAGATGGTAACAAAGATTTCAAACAAATATAAGCACATAGTACATGGAAACAGGATATTGAAAGAAAAATGCATCAGGGTATTTGCATCCAAAGCACCTTCTGATGCAGGTGTGTTCAAAGTCAGCATTCGGACTGGAAATCCTGAAAAGATATCAAATTCACCTGAACACTGCTTCATTTTCAATGATGCGGTCAATGGACTGAAAGTTCCTGAAAAGCTTGACAAGCAATGGTATATCAAGTTTGCAAAGAAAAGGCTTGCTGATTTTGGGGTGGTGTGATGAAAAACGATTATATACAGAAAGGAAGTGATGAATCTTGTTTTTCAAAGGCTATGTGGAAACCAAAGATAAGAAATGCATTGAAAAATTCAAAAACAGAACAGACTTCAAAACATATAGGCAGGTTAAGTCACTTCCCGAATTTGCAGGCATATTGGCAACTGACATCATTTTAATTGATATTGATGACTTTGAACAAAGTGAAAAACTGTTCAATATAGTCAAAGACCTTCAATTGAAATGCAGAGTGTACCAAACATCAAGGGGTAAGCACTTCCTGTTTAAGAATACAACCGTTGAAACATGCCGAACAAAAGCAAGCCTTGCAATCGGTCTAACTGCTGACATCAAGCTTGGTAAAAGGAATTCATATTCCATATTGAAATTTAATGGTAAAGAAAGAACGATTCTTTATGACAATGCTGACAATGAAGAACCGCAAGACCTTCCAAAATGGCTGCTTCCAGTAAAGACAACAATGGAATTCTTGAACCTTGAACCAGGTGACGGAAGAAACCAGTCCTTGTTTAATTATATATTGACCTTGCAAAGCAATGATTTCAGTGTGGAAGAATCCAGGGAATGCATCAGGTTTATAAACAAGTATATCTTGAAAGTTCCACTGTCAGATGATGAACTGGAAGTGATTCTGCGTGATGATGCTTTTAAGAAACCAGTGTTCTTCAAAGGTACAACATTCCTGTTTGACAAGTTTGCAACCTACATAAAGAACAGCAACCACATTATAAGGATAAACAATCAGCTTCACTTGTACAGGGATGGAATTTATATCAGTGGACAGGCAGAAATTGAAGCAGAAATGATTAAACACATTCCACAGTTGAACAGGTCAAAGAGAACCGAAGTGCTTTCATACCTGGACATTATGATTCGTGAAAACACCCTTGCTTCCCCTGCTCACATGATTGCTTTCAGAAATGGCATCCTGAACATTAAAGATGACAGCTTCATTCCTTTTTCACCTGACATTGTGATTACAAACAGGATTGAATGGGATTACAACCCCCATGCTTATTGCGAACTTACAGACAAAACCCTTGACAAAATTGCTTGCAATGACCCGAATATCAGGGCATTACTTGAAGAAGCAGCAGGGTTCTGTATGTTCAGAAGAAATGAACTTGGCAAAGCATTCATTTTGACTGGTACAGGAAGCAACGGAAAATCAACTTATCTGAACATGTTGAAGCACATGCTTGGAAAGCACAATGTTTCATCCTTGGACTTGAAAAAGCTTGGTGACAGATTCAGCACAGTAATGCTATTCGGTAAGCTTGCCAATATAGGTGATGACATATCAGATGAATTCATCATGGATGCTTCAATATTCAAGAAGATAGTCACTGGTGAAACCATTGACGCTGAACAAAAAGGTCAACCCAAATTTGAATTTGAACCTTATGTGAAGCTATTCTTTTCTGCAAACAACATTCCAAGGATGGGTAAAGGCAGGGATTCTGCTGCAATATTAAGGCGATTGGTCATTATTCCTTTTGATGCAAAGTTCAGTTCAGATGACCCTGATTATAACCCACATATTGGTGATGCTTTGCGGTCACAGGAATCAATGGAATATCTGATTCAACTTGGTCTGAAAGGTCTGAAAAGAATACTTGAAACCAAGAAGTTCAGCGAATCTGAAAAAGTTCAAAAAGAACTTGAAGAATATGAAGAAAGTAACAACCCTGTTCTTGGATTCATCAAAGAAATTGAATTAAGTGATGACTTCAAGATTGAGAATGAACCGACAAGTGAAGTTTACAAGCGATATCAGGAATATTGCCTTGCAAACAACTTGCAACCTATGTCAAATATAGAATTTTCAAAGCAAATCAACAGAATTTTGAACATGCAAGTTACCATTAAAAGGGTTGGAAACAAGACATACAGGGTCTTTGTTCCAAAGCAATGAAAGGATGGTGAACAGTAATGTCAGAAGATAGATGTTTAATGTGCGGTGAATATGTACCCAAAGGAAGGCAAGTTTGCATCAATTGTGAAAGACTTCCAACCATCAAGGACAGTGGTAACAGAAGACAATTTCCTACTGGTGCAGTCAGGGATATTCAGGAAGGTAAAGGCAGATGTGACCTTCTTCCCCTGGGTGTAGTTGCTGAACTTATAGGGTCAAAGGAACTAATGCGAATACATGAGTTCAAAAGCACTGGTGATATCACCTATTTGTATAATGCCCTGAAAGAGTTTTCAAGAATATATAAGCATGACAGCAAAGGAAAGAAGCTTGCTGATATGCTGCTTGAAGTATCAGTTCACTTTGAAGCAGGTGCAAAGAAATATGGTGATAACAACTGGCGAAAAGGTATTCCCGCACACTGCTATATTGATTCAGCAGTTAGGCATTATTTGAAATGGTACAGGGGTGACAGGGATGAACCCCATGACAGAGCATTTGCCTGGAATTTACTTTGTTGCATATGGACCTGTGAAAATAAACCCGAATTGAACGAATTCAGAAAGGATGGTCAGAAATGAAGATAATCAATGCAGGATACAAAATCATCACACCAATTGACGGTGCAGCTATACTGAAAAGAATTGAACAGTGTGGCAGGGTCTGCTATAAGTCAGAAAATAAAATCACAGAAGAATCCGCTGCAAAGTTTGTTGCAGGTCTTATCAAAAGAGGGCATGAAGCAATGCTTGAACATTGTTCCTTCACAGTGAAGTTTATTGTTGACAGGGGCATCAGTCATGAACTAGTCAGACATAGGATTGCATCCTTTGCACAGGAATCAACCAGATACTGCAATTATAGCAAAGAAGGCTTTGGTGGTGAAATCACAGTCATCAAACCCTGTTTCCTTGATGAACATTCAGCAGGGTTTGGCACATGGGAAATTGCTTGCAGACAGGCAGAAAAAGCATACTTTGATTTGCTTGACTGGGGATGCACACCACAGGAAGCAAGGTCTGTCCTTCCCAACAGCTTGAAAACAGAAGTTGTAATGACCTGCAATTTGCGTGAATGGCGACACTTCTTCAAGTTAAGGGCAGCGGATGTATCTGGTGCAGCACACCCACAAATGAAAGAAGTCACAAGACCGCTTCTTGCCGAACTGAAAAAGCTTATTCCTGTGGTCTTTGATGACATTATATGTTGAAGGGGCGGTACCCAACAGCATATGAAGCCTTAAAACCGATTATCAAGGAAGATGCAGCACTTGAA